CTCGACACGGTTTCCCTTATGAAATTCTACCATTGCATCCAGTTCTTTCTGGTTCCCTTCAATCTTCATGTTATTATAGCGCCTCCATTTCAACTATTCCTCATTTTCTGATAAATTCCGATTTGTATCGCTGTTCTTACTTTCTATTTTATCAGATATCGCCTACGGATTCCATAGCTTCATAGCTCAAAATAGTTCATTCGCAAAACATTTAGCTATGTAAAAGGGACGGCTTCTCAGCCGCCCCACCGGTCAACGCTGCGTTAATCAGACAGGTTCATCGTCCGATTCTGCTTCGTAATCCTCGTTGACATCCACTTCTTCGCCCTCGTCACCATCATCCTCCGGCAGCTGGAGTATGTCTTCATCCTCATCGTGATAATCCGCATCCGGGTCCGGCTGATTTTTCTTGGACGCAGGCTTTACGCCCTTCATCTTAACATAGAGATAACCGCCGACACCGGCTGCACCAATCACAAACAGAAGCAGCATAATCATCGGGAGCGGAGACGCTTTCTTCTGCTCGCTCTCTGTTTTCTGCTCTTCCGGTGCAGGTTCCGTCTCCTTCGGCTTTTCGCAGGTTCCGTGACTTCCGGTTTCTTCTCCTGATACTTGGCGGCTTCCTCTTCATCCATCAGCGCAAGCAAATCGACCTCATCCACCATATTCAGAAAATGCACATTCTGGTTGCCGTCTTTATCGCGGTCGATGATCAGATAGAAGGTATTGCCAGCCTTTGTCACCAGCGTGATGAACTGCTGGCTGGATTTATCTTCTTCCTCACCTATATCGTCCACCAGCGTCATATTGCCTTCCGGGGTCAAAGCTGTACTGGATTCCTTTTCACTCTCGGATGACAGTCCGCTCTGCGTCAGATCCAGAAACAGCTTCAGAGCATCTTCACTGAACATGCTGCTGTCTTTTGCAAAATCCGTGACATTCAGGTACTTTTCATGTGCATACCCGGTTTTGCCGTTGAAGTTCACCTTATACCAGTCACCGCATTTTTCGACAATCTCCACTGTATCGCCGGAATGCAGATACCCAATAATCTCCTGATCCATGCCGGGACCGGAACGAAAATGCAGGCTGGTGATACCCGGCACCACCGTACCAGTCTGCTTTTGGGACTTTTCGCCGCCGATGTTGTATTCTTTGCCGCCCACCGTAACGATCAGGTTCCCATCCGCATCCGTAGCGACTTCGTAGCCATCCGGCAGCACCTGCATATCCGGGTCGATTTCGATGTTGCCGTCACAGTCTGTTTTCCCTGCATTTGCGCTTTCCGCCACATCTGCTTCCTGAGCAGCAGTACTGACAAACGTATTCTTCTGCCCATCCTCACCCGTATAGGCAAATGCAGTAGTCATAAAGGTTCTTGCCGCCAGTAGCTCGCCTCAATGGAAGCATAAGAAATGGGTGAGCCGCAGTGGAGCATCATCCCGTTGCCAACATAAATGCCCACATGGGATGCTCTGCTGGTGTTGTAGGTTTTCTGGAAGAAGATCAGGTCTCCGGGCTTTGCTTCACTCTTTGGGATAATGTCGCATTTCCCCATCAGACCGTTGGCCGTTTGCCTGCCTACATTCCAGCCATTGCCGCAGTGGTTGATGACCCAGCTGACAAAACCGGAGCAATCAAAGCTCGTGCTCGGTGAACTGCCGCCCCAGACATAGGGATAACCGAGATATTTCTCTGCTTCGGTAATCATCTTTCGGAATTTCTCATCTGCTGTTGCCACATGGTGTGCTTCCTTTTCATCCTGCCGAAGCAGTGCCTCGTACAAGTCCTGCAACACCGGCATATTCTCCGGCACCGGGTTCTCAAAATAGGTCTGGTAAATCTGATAAACACAGCGGTCGATGACTGTCTTTTCTACCGGCTGCAAGCCTTCCTTGCCGCCCACGATCAGCTCGCACAGAGACAGGATAAAATCTGCTTTCAGGGCAATCGGATTATCCTCTTCCAAATAATTCGCGTTGATGTCCATCGGATTGATATACTGCGTACTGGAAGGGCTGATTTTAATAACCTGCCCCTCAAATTTCTGCACCAGTGCCGTGTACTCGGCTTCCGGATTGCACACGATTACATCATCATCCGTCACCAGAAACGCATTGGCGATTTCACGCTTGGCAGAAAAGGATTTACCGGAACCGGGGGGTACCAAGGATCAACCCATTGGGGTTTTTGAGCTTTTTCCGGTCAACCATAATCAGGTTGTTGGACAACGCATTCAGCCCTCCAAATTCACAAAGGTATCGAAGTAGTCTGCCTTGGGCTGCGCCGCATCCAGTTGTTTGCGGATACCCTCAAGCTGCTCCCTCTCGGCCACAAGCTCCTGCGCCAAGGTGTAGATGGCCTCCGGGTGCTGAATCACCTGATCCAAAATGGAATCGCTCATATACACTCCATACTTTCGGATGGACGGGAGAACTTCATCAAACACCCAGTGCTCAAATCGTTCTGCCGATGGCAGTTTGCTGTGGACGATCAGCCGGTAAACATCGCCTTCCGTAATAAAGGAGATTTCAACGACCTGCTCTCTAGCATCCCCATACTGATTCACCTTCTGAACGACCCCCTTGCGTTTCATTAGGGGGCCTCTGCAATGGCGTTTCACAGCGGCGTAGGGATTCACATACCCCAACGCTTTCGCCACATCGCTTGCGCAGAAGAAGGTCTTGCCTGCCTCCTGTAACAACCGGATCGAACCAAACTCCTGGTTCTCAAACACCTCCATCATCTGCCTCGACTGTCCGCCATGACTGCCCACATCGGTGTCATGGGACTTCTGATTGAAATCCGTCATACCTGTTACCTCCTACTCAAATTTGTCTCGCCAGATTTCGGGCAAAAAAAAATAGAGCCTCGACCCATTCTCGTTTTCAAAGAATGAGCCAAGGCTCTATGTAAATCAGTCAAGTATGTGTTCGTCCGTCGATGGCAAAGTTGGACTTCATTTGCTCCTATTGTCCACCAGTAATTTAACCCATAAGAGGTCAAAATGGGCTTGTCCACCAGTAATTTGACCACTATAAGCCCATAAATTTCCGTTCAAATTCCATCAAAACCGAACAGTCCAGACAGAATTTTGGGCATAGAAAAAGCCCGAAAAATGGCATATTTTCCGAGCTTTTTTAGCATTTTGAAATTTTCGATTATCTCTTTGATAATTCCGAACCCCTATTTTATGCACCTTTCAAAGTACTTTGTTACTAACAGGTTTCTAATGGAAACCAATACAGACCATCATACAAGTGTCAGGTCTGAAGAGTCATAGCCGAACTCGAACCGGCGACCCACTCATTACGAATTTTAGTAAGATGGATCGGGGGCACTACATCCTGGATTCGTTGGGGTGATGACTAAAGAATATCATAGTTAATTCTTGACCTTATTCAAGGGTGTTTCTTGCTCACATCGTGTTAAATCAGGACTAGACACATATTGTCCATCCCACTCTCCATCACAATTTAACCAGCAATAGCCTTTTTCATCTCTGACATAGACATCTTTCGCTACTATGCCACTGTCTGTAGCATAGTACCACTTGTCATTGTCTTTAAACCATTGATTGCTGAGCATTGTACCGTCGTCAGGATTCAAGTAGTACCAGTCATCTTCCTTGGTTTTGAACCAGCCCGTAATCATTTTCCCGCTGCCATCAAAAACATACCAGCGTTCTCCGATCAATGCCCACTGGTCTTTAAGTTCTGTACCCTCTTTTGAGTAGTGCCAACCATCATCTTTTTTCGTCCATCCAGTGTCGTGTGCTGCTGCGTACTCTACACAAGCCATGTATGCACACCACGACACAAATTGCTGGCACCAGTATGCTCCGTTGTCTTGATACCATTTCCCGTACTTCGTATAGTTGTTCGTACCGCTATTCAAAGTCTTGCTTTCAAGCTGATAATCGGATGCCTTTTCTAAATATCCTACCTCATCTTTGGCTACACTCACAAGTACTTCTGCGCTGCAGGTATCTTCTGAAAATCGAGGCGTACCAAATCCATTAATCCTATGAACGCCTCCCACATCTGAAACTGTAAACTTGTAAGCTTTGATAGCAACTCCGCCACCGTTACGCTCATAAGCTTGTGTACTCGTATTTCCCTCTACAGTCTTAATACTGTAAGAATTGCCATCTTTTTCTACAGCAATTACGATCCCAACATGGGCAACTCTTCCGGCCGAAGCATGATAGAAGTAAGCGATATCGCCTATATGCGGTACTTTTCCATAGCGATTGTTTTTGACAAAATACGCCTTACCTGTTGGGGTGTACTCAGAGTAGCCTCCACATAGCAATTTTTTCCCTGCACTATATGCGTTGTTCAATTCCATAAATTTGCTCCTTTCCATACAAAAAAGAGCGCTAAGCTCTTTTACTTAACGCCCTTAAAAAAATTTTTCTATGATTTTTTATCACTGATATAGCTTTGTAGACTGTAAACATCAGTGCGAAAAATATCTTTTTTTATTCTGCTACATCATATGCATCCAAACCCAGAGCTTTCGTATCCCTATCCGGTTGCCACTTACCACTTTCATCTACCCAGTGATACATTCCGCTGTCGCCTTTCACATAAGCACTAACTGCCATAACTCCAGTTTTTTCAAGATAGTAACTGTGCCCGTCCACGGTAACCCATTGCCCTGCAAGCATTGCATAGTCGCCAGGATTTAAGTAGTACCACTCATCTCCAGCCTTAAACCACTTACTGATAGCTCTTCCAGCCTCGTCAAACGCATACCACCTGCCTGCAATCTCCAGCCACTGTCCTTTGACATCCATTCCTGCATCGTCCTTGTAATGCCAGCCGTCTGTCTGCTTGACCCATTGATTTTTTACGATACTCTCAAGGTGATTTTGGCAAGCCTTGAATGCGCACCAGCTAATAAACTGCTGACACCAGAACAAACCATTTCCTCCATACCATTTTCCGTACTTCGTGTAGTCCCCTGTTCCCGGATTGGCTGTCTTACTCTCCAAATCTTTATTGCTTGCCTTTTCAATATATCCAACTTCTGCAAGTAAAGTTTTCACAAACTCATCCACTGTACAAGTATCTTCACTGAATGCTGGCGCTCCAAATCCGTTTATTCTATATGCTCCGCCAACCTCTGAAAGTGTGAAATTGTATCTTTTCTTCGCCACGCATCCACCATTTCCATTTCTATCGAATATATTACTTTCAGATGTATTACCCTCTACAGTTTCAATCGTATATCTTGTTCCATCTTTTTTTACACTAACCACTGCCCCTACATGGCGAACCCTACCCATGCGGCTACTGTAAAAATACACCACATCACCAAGCTTTGGCTCTTTATGGTACTCCCCTGCTCTTTCAAAAAGGGCCTTGCCACTTGGTGTGTACTGTGTATATGCTCCTCTTAGTAATTTCTGCCCATTTCTGTATACCTGATTCATCTTCATACCTCCTCACTAAAAAGGCGACAAGGTCTCCCCTACCGCCGGTATCTCTAGTTAGTCCTCATTCGGATTAGGTGCATGGTTGTTTTTGTCAAACTCCCTGCACTCTTCTTCCCACATTTTGTGCCACTCTGCAAACTCTGCATCGGTCAAGTCTGCACACTCTTCCCTTGTCGGTTCCTTTGGTCTCTCACCGTATGCTTTTACAGTCTTGATAACTCTCCCTGTTTTTAGTACCCTTGACATCAATTTACCTCCTTATCTGTCTGATTGGAAGCTGCACCATCTGCCAATCCCTCCGCAAGGCAATAGCCTATGACCTGTGCACCTGCCATAATTATTGCAGCCACCTGAGCGGCCTCATTCTCTGTCATTCCTCTTGCTACAAGCAGCAGCGTTACAAAGCCTGCCACTGAAGTCCAAAACTTTCTGCTTGTTAATTTTCTTTTCCAATCAATCTTCATGTTAATCCTCGCTTTCTCTTGTGCTTATCTGAAATTGCTTTCTTGCGCTTTCTCTAATAAATTCATGTGCTTCATCAATGTAATGATTATGTATTTGATGTTTTTCGCAATGTTCATGATACTCTGAAATCACACCAAGGATATATTCAAATTGCTTATCAGAATATGTCCTACCAAGCTTCAGATTTTCTGAAAAGTTAATAATTTCATTCCTCATTTCCACCGCTTGCTGTTCCAGTCCTGCCCTCTTCTGAGCATCAAATCTTTCTTCTGTATAATCTCTTAACTTTTCAATCGCTACAGCTTGTGCTTCTTGTCTCTCTTCAATAATTGTTAGTCTTATGATTGTCTCTTTATTGATGATTTTAGCAAACCATTTCACCGCCAGCGTAAGCGGTGAAAACTTAATTGGTGTTATCTCAAAAAATACAGATAACAGTAGTAAAATCGTTGGCAGTTTGTCAAGAATGATGTCTATTATATGCTGTTCAGCCACTTTATCACCTCTATTTTCCCGATTCAACAGCAAGATCCCCTGCCCCTAAACTCTCTAAAACTTCCTTTACTTGATTTTTAAGACGCTTTGGAACATCTGAATACAACCTCTCTCCATCAATGATTAGATAAGCATATACAGTCGCTAAGCCTTTATATTTCATAGTCTTCCTCCTCAAAATTAATCATTTCCATTTTCACTTGAAATAAGCAAATCTGACAATTCTGTGACCGAATTTCCCAAAGCAATTAATTTCTTATTGTTTAATTCAAGTCTGTCTCTCATCTTCTTTAACTCTTCGCTTGTTGAAAGTGACATATCTTCAAAAATCCCTTTCGGTTCTCCATTTAAATCTACACGCACTAATCTCTTACCCTCAGGAATATCAATAGACGACACTACAGTATTCTCTACCCCTCTCTGATTCCACACAGTGCCGAGAATATTCCCTTGTTTGTCAGATATAACAATATACTTCATAATTTCATCTCCTTCTATAGTAGTGCAGTTGACACAGCAATTGCATACACATTCAGTGTGACATCACCCACAGAGCCTAAATACCGCACCTTGAGTTGAGCTCCTTCTCGTCGAAAATTAAACTGATATGTGTTGCCATTTTGTACTTTTACAAACATAGAAGCATCCATATTTTTAGATAAAGCAAGTGTAGTTATCTCATATCGTCCATTGTTCTTGTCCAACCTTATAAACCCTGCGGCTACATCCTGCCCAACCAAGTCAACCCCCACTATAATCGTATTATATTCTCCGAACTGAACATTCATATTCACTGATTGTTCAGAAGAGTTCACATGATATGTATAATCACCAGTAAAATAAGTGGGTGCTATTGAGTCAATGTAGTCTCTACTTCCTTCTACACCGTTAATATTGACACCTTTTACCACATTCTGTGGCCACAGATTTGGCGATGACAGGTATACCCAATTTGCCCCTTCAATTCTGTGCCCATTTGGTACTCTAGTAATAATGCCTCTACCTCGCCCCGCTTCGGTATCATCCCAAGCATGGCCTTCATTATTCCATGCAGAAATTACCGTACCGGTTGTACATACCCATCTTCGGATCTGCCCTTGTATTCCCGCCGCACTGTAATTATCTAGCCAGTACGCCCCATTTAGCCCAAGCACCCTGGCAAGGTCTGCCCACTTTAGCCACATATAAGATTTACCAAGTTGTGTGTGGTAATAGCCATCTGGGAAATTCACAAACACATTATCTCCACCATTTGTACCTACTTCTCCGTTCCCATTGCCCGCCCCTCGGTCTGGAATTATTCCTTGCTTTCCGAAAGCACCAGATGTGTTAATCATCCCACCCTCAGGGATATGCGAACGAATCCACGAAAATGGTAATTTAACTTCAACCCCACCACCAGTCACTTGTGTCACATAAGCCCCATGTGGAATTTTAAGATATGCATTATCGTCATCAAATCGCCACGACAACGCATCTACTTGCGAAGGCATAGAAGTTAATCTTCCGTCTACCACCTCATCATCACTGTCAGTCGTAACTGTTTTAAATCCTTGAAGGACCTGATCCCTGCCCGCGGTGACATCGTCTGATGTAACCCCGCCGCCGCCTGTCATTAAGATTGCATCAGCCATATTAACCTCCTTTCACCATCAGCCACACATCCTGCATCGGCTTCTTTCTAAAGCTTTTTACAAGCATATAGCCATCATAAATTTCAATCTTATCTATACAGCTGTAAGACTTCCACGCGCCTTTTATCGCCCCTGCATCCGTCACTCCATCCTGCAGTTTATGACTGACTACCGGCGTATCACTTGCCTTTAAGCCTGCAACTTCTATGCGTGCTACATAAGGCGCTGTACTACTGAAAGCGCTTGCCCTAAGCTGTACAACTCTGACCTTTTTGAAGTAGTCCTGCAAGTATCTAAGCCCTCCGACCAAGGCACTTAAAATGCTTTTTATGCTTCGCTTTGCCTCAATCTGATTTAGATCCGATATTGCAGCAGTCTCAATCCAAGCAGGGGGCATGGTTACATTTGCGATTGCTCCGTCATTTGTATTTATTTTTTCGTCAGATAATTCTTTCAGCTTCGCATCTATGATGTCCATAGACGGGTTTATCGCTTCTTCGATGTTCGCAAAATCCGATAATTGCGGTTTATTTAATTGAAAATGTCTTGTTTTTTGCATTTATCCCTCCTGCCATTTTTTATCGTCGTGAATTTTCTTCCATGTGTCTGTAGTAATCTCTGACCACCTTAATTGTTTAAAGCGTTCCCAGCGATTGAATAAAGCATACACATTTACAAGCATGTTCGCAGGTGCTCTCTTTCTTATCAAATCGGCAATTACACTAATCATAGGGATTGATACGAGTTTTACACCACAATCAATCAAATATTTTGAGCTATCCACTTTTAATTTATAGTTATCCGCACCGCACACAACCTTTAATACTTCATCAAGTTTATTGATTGTATAAGGCAAGTCGGACACATGATAACCGCGTATGCGGTTGACCCTGTCTTCAAGACTGTCAGCCGGATTTACTACTATATGCAGCAGCTCTTCCCACTGTGCGCACTCACTTTCGTCCATTGTGGCTAAAATCCTGTTAAGTTCTTCTTTTTTTAGTGACTGCCATACAAGTCTTAAGTACTTATCATAAGTCTTTGCAATCTTTTTAAACTCTTCTATCTCCGCTATGTGAAGCGGTAGATATTGAAGTGTATCAACCTCTATCATGTCAGTACCACCTCGCCCATTTTTGGAATTTCATCACTCTGCAAAGTTAAATTACTGCTGTTTCCATTTAAAGAAGTGTTGTTTACATCAAGTACGCCCTGCACATCTAATATGGCCGACTCAAGTCTTGAGATGTATACGATTGCCTCAGTATGCTCGTCGCCTTCTTTCCATGCTTCTGCTATACCTTTCAGATAGCCTTGTATCTTTGCCTTGATATTTTCGGCCAAATTTGCACTTGAATAGCCCGATGCGTATGTAATTTGAGTACTTACGGCAACGATAACCTCTTTTACGGACTCTATAGTCAGATTGTGGCCAATCGGTACCCATCCATAACCTGCTCCCTTATCAGGCACGGCTCCTTTTTTTATCTGCTCTATCAGATAACTACTAACTGCAGTATTTTCTGAAGATATAAGTACAGCCTTGACTGTACCTGCTCCTTGCCAAGTTGGGTATATCTTTGAGCCTCCAACTCCTTGTATGCTTGCGAACTTCTCCTTATACGCTGCGATATTGCCTGCAAAGCTTTGAGATGTGAAGCTTTCAATATATCTTTTATACAAAGACTCTTTACTTTCATCATCATCACCTGCGACAAGCAACTCCGTCACCTTCGCACTCTCAAGCCCTTCGGTAAAATCAATCGGAATAAGATCGCCTCGTAAGTCGTTCGGGCCCAATCCTGTCTCTTCTACTATCATTTTATATTGATGCAAGCTATCATTTATAACTTCTACAGCTCTGTAGTTATACCCTTTCAGGCTGTATCTGCTGCCAATTGGCACCGCCACATTGAACTCTGCTTTTACATATGCATTAGTCGCTTCTTTTCTGACTATACCTCGGTCAAGTGCAATCATCTCAAGATGCTCAAGATCTGCTGTGCCAGCGTGGCTTTGCTCTATGATATAGTCAAGTTGTATGTACAGCTTTTCAATCTCATAAGCCAAGGCGGATAAGGCATTATGTACAAGACTGCCTTCTACCTTTATGACTTCATCGCCTATGTCGCTTTTAGTATCCGCTAAGATACTTTTATAAGTCTTATCTTCGTACATTCTCATCCACCTCCAAACTTCCGAATTTTGTCACTACTCTAAAAGATATATTCAAGCTGTCGGAATTTCTGACAGCTTCAAAATCTTCTATACTTTCGATATATTCATTCATGAGAAGCGCGTCCGTCACTTCGCTTTCACAATCGGTATTTATATACTCTTCACTGAGCATATGTCCGATATATTGCTCTAGGCTTGTGCCATAATCTGCAGAGTATATAGCGTGTCTAAATCTTTCAGTATGTAGGCATAACCACACCCATACTTTTATGGCCTCAAAGCCTTCTACAATCTTGCCTGTAAGCTGTCCTGTAGCGAAGTCTATGCCATACTCACGCGGTACTTCTATGACCTTAGTTTCTTCGCTTTCCGCTATATCCACATTGCTAAGCTCTTCTAAAAAAGAAGGTAAGATACTCATAGCTTCACCATCTTTCCAAGCACGATATAAAGACTTGATGTGTAGTCGGTCGGGTCGCTTCCCTTTACCTTCATCACCGCCACTTTGTCGCCCGCCTTAAGTGGACTTATATATGTGCTTTTATCTACCAAAGCACCACCTTCGGGGCACTGACCTGCCACAGTGCTTGCAAGCTTTACTGTCAAAGACTCATCAAAAAGAAGATCTTCAGATGTAAGTATAAGGTCGCCGATTTTACAAGAGTTTTCGCTTATCATCTCTGCAAGCTGTATGCCTGCCGAAGTGTCGCCATCATCTCTTTCTAAAAAAGCATCAGTCCAACTCATATCATCCACCTCCGTTTCTTGCTCTTGACTCCGCTACAGCTTTTCTTATAGCTGTAATCTTTTCTTGCCTCTTCTTTTCGCCTCTCTTCATGCCCTTGCCCTTCTTTTTATTCTTTTCTTTTGTAGCTTCCTTTTCTTTCGACTGTGTACCGCTCTTAGTCTGAACTTTTAAAGCCTTCTTCTCTTTCTTCTTTTCTTCTCTCTTCTCTTTCTTGAGCTCTTCTTTTCTCTTCTCTTCAGCCTCATCCTTTGCATTCTTAGTATCCATCAAGCTGTCGAATCTAAGTTCAAGCTCCATCTTGTATGTACCGTTTTCAAATGTGTGAGCATCTGAAGATATCCAGTACTTGCCCGATAAGCCCGTGGCCGCATCCTTGACCTCCACAAAGTAGCAAGATAAGCAATTTATATCGCCTATAGCCGATATTTTTATTGCCTGAGTCGGCTTAACTTTCAAAAGGTTTTTCGCTCCTGTTGTGGCATCAACCCCCTCTTCTTTGCTGTAAATCTCCTGAAAGGCACCAAACTTCTTTATGCTTCCATCATCTTTTACTTCGCCTATCTGCTTGCCCTTATCGTCAAAAATCAAGATTTTGTTTTTTATATCATCCATACTCTCAGTGATACTACTCGCAAAAATATTTGAATTTTCCGAAAGCGTAAAGCCTTTTACAGCCCATTCTGTTTTGTATACACCAAGTCCACGCTTATATATCATAGCGAAATACTTATCACCCGTAATTTTATGAGCCTTTGTGTATGCAGCCATCACTATGTCGTACATCTTCATTTTGTCACATATCATGCTTGCGATATTGACTCCAGTCGGATGTAGATGCCTAATAGGCACTTGTATATCCGCGCACACCTGAGAAGCTATCGCCTCAGCCGTCAAATTTTTAAAGTTATACTGCCCTGTCGACTCAAGCAAGTGCTTCATCATGTCATAAGCCGTAAAAGTGATAGTACCTGTTTGGCTTGACTTCTCTACTCCGAAAATCTGCCCGAAAAAGATTTCGCCTTCTTTGCTATCCTCAAGCGATATGTAGTCGCCTGTTGCGATGCTTGGCAAATTTACGGTTTTGTCGTAAGGCGCATTGATATAGTCAAAATCAACGCTTCTTGATGCTTCACTTGCGGAACCTTTCCAAATTATTCTTGCACACGCTCCCGATATGTCATAAATAACTCCTGTATCTTTTATAAGGTTTATCTTCATTTGTCACCTCACGGAATTGTTAGGACGGTGCCGTCTTTTATCAAGTTCGGGTTGCTTCCGATAATGCCCTTATTTTGCTCATATAGGGCATGCCAATCTGACGAACCTGTCAACTTTCTTGCTATAGAACTAAGACAATCGCCACGCTTGACTGTGTAGGTTTTTGGCTTTTCTCTTGTATCTTCTCTTTTTGCCGTATCCTTTGCGCTTGTATCTTCGCTTGTTGTCTGTGTGGTCACTTGACTCTCTGCAACCACACTTGACTGAGATATTGCAATTTTTCTGTGCTCTTTTAGAGTTATCGAAAACCTTATATCGCCCGTTCCGTCATCTTCTCCCCATTCGAATGAAGATATTCTGCAGGAAAAGTTTATAGCAGTTCCGGTTATGATAAGCTTCACAATACCGCCGTTCATCATTTGTTCTATCTGCTTGACACATCTCCGCGGATTTTTAATGCCTCTAAATTCACAATATGAGGGATTGTATCTTTTTGGAAAAAAGGAAGAAAAGGAGACCGTTCTCAGCCCCCTCATTCCGCCTAAGTCGGTTTCGCCGGCCGCATTAATATTTACTGTTTCAATTCCCCGACTTCCTTGCACTTTGTACTCACCAGGAAGTACGGGGAAGCGCATCGGTGCGCCACCCTTAAGCCATATTTGCACTAAAACTCATACCTCCTCTGTTGCTCTTAGATGCCATAATCTTCTTTGCTATAGCATCGCCGATTTTTTCAATGTCTGCATCTTCTCTTACAATAATTTGGTCAGCAAGTTTCGGAATATTTAAAACTGTGCCGCCTGTACCCTTTGCCATTCTGACACTCTCATCGTGCGGATAAATTCTTGTACCATGTGGCAAGTCGATAATCTCGCCACCTTTTTCGCTTACTTGAACAAGTCCACCCATCCAGTTAAGATCGCCTGTGGCTTTTGCAGGTATTGTTGTTACTTTTGGCATTTTACCGCCGCCACCTGAAATGAAGTTACCTACAGCTTTGACTCTCTCAACGAGTCCGTCAATAGCACCTTTTATGCTATCGATAATACCTTTTACCACACTTGCCCAACCCCTAAAAGTTTGAGTAACACCGTCCCAAGCGTTTTTCCAACCAGACGCAAAAACGCCACCTACGAAATTAATTATTGCCGAGAGAGCCTCTGTAATACCGCCAACAACTCCGTCAATAACGCCCTTTACCATACTCGCCCAGCCCCTGAAGATTTGAGTAATACCATCCCAAGCTTTTTGCCAGTCACCCGTAAAAACTCCCGTGACAAACTTAATTATCCCCGAAAGTACATCTATAACACCACTAATATAAGTCATTGCGCCGCTTAAAAGCCTTGCAAGTGCCGCCACCGCCACGCCAGCAGCTGAGGCGATACCCTTTCCAACTACAGCGATTACTTGTTGAATCACGGGGATGAGGGGTTCGATTTTTGCTTTTAAGTTATTAAAGCTTTCTTGCAGCTTCTTGAAGGTTGGAGATGCTGAATTTATAACAGATTTAAAGGTTTTGAAGTTCGTCGCCACCGCAAGAACTACGATAGCAATTGCCGCTAATACTGCCATGACGATGCCCGCAGGTGATGCAATTGCCGCTATTGCGGTCCTAAGTACCCCGCCACCTGCCGAAAGCCCTGAAAAACCTCTTGTTGCAATACTTGCAAACCTTCCTAGACTGGTAAACGCTCCACCAACTTTGCCAACCATAGTCACTACATTGCCAAAAATCAGTAAAGCAGGTCCGACTGCTGCCGCCATCGTCGCCCATCTAACAATTTGCTTGCGCTGTGCTGGCTCCATTTTATTAAACCTATCTAGCAACTCTGTAATTTTGTCGATAAAAGGAACGACCGCACCCGATAAGGCTTCACCTAGGCTATATTTAAAGACATCAAAAGATGATTTTAATTTTTCCACAGCGCCACCTGGACCGCTCATTAGTGCATCAGCCATATTTTTCGAAGCCCCCGTCGCTCCCTCGATGCTGTCTTTGTAGCCTTGTAAAGCCTCGATACCTGGACCGTTAATCAAAGTTACCCATTTCGCTGCTTGATTCTTGCCAAATATAGCACTTGCAGCAGCCAATTGTTGTTGGTCACTCAATCCCGCAAAACCTTTTTGCAATTCTGATATTGTTTCTGGCATAGACTTTAAACTACCGTTTGCATCAAAGACATTTATACCTAGTTCGTCAAGCCAGACTGAAGCTTCCTTTGCGGGGCTTGCCAACCTCATAAGCCCAGTATTCAATGCTGTCGCCCCCTCGGAAGCCCCAATGCTATGGTCGCCGAACACGCCAGTCAACACCGCTAAATCTGAAAAGCTCCAACCAACTGTGTTTGCTGTTGAACCAGCTATGCTCATCGCATCAAATAAGCCTTGTACATCAGTATTCGCCTGTGCCTGTGCTTTTGCCATCATATCAGTATAGTGACTTGCTTCGCTTGCATCTGCTCCAAATGCCTTCAAAGTATTACCAAGACCACCTGTTACCATTGACAGATCTGATGCCGTACCTGCCGCAAGATTCATGGCGGGCGAAATCATATCCGCCGCTTGCGACGCATTAAATCCTTGTCTTGCAAAGTTTAAAGACGCATCTGCCGCATCTTGCATACCAAAAGTTGAATTAGCCGCAGCAGTTTTTATTGCGCTTTCAAGTACTTTTGCCTCGTCAGCAGTACTGCCCATTGTTTCGCTTACAAGCCTTAATGTCTTATCGACTTCGCCAAAACTTTTAAAACTCGTTGCACCAACGGCGGCAAGTGGAAGCGTTACGCCTGTGGTAATTTTACCGCCTAGACTGCTTATGCTCTGCCCTGCCTTTTCGACTCCCTTCCACGCTCTTGATGCGGCGGCTGTGCCACTTGTGAGCGTGGCGATAGTGCTGTTAAAGCTACTTGTAAAGTTGTCCAAAAACCGAAATTCTACATCTACCTGCCTAGCCATCGCGCTCGCTCCTTTTCTTTGCTTCTTCTACCTCTCTTTTGATAAAGTGCTTTATAAGCACCTTGTCAGAAAAGGGTGCATCAAAAAAGACTGACGGGCTCCAGTCGTGATTTACAAATAAGTAATACATCGCCTGAAAATCCGCATCAGTCTCTATGAGTTTTTTATGTCGTCGTATTCGATGCCGTCATCAGCATCATCTTTATCTTTATCTTTATCGTCTTTCTTGCCAAATCCCGACAACTCTCCGATTTTTTCCGAAATCTTTACAAGTTCACCGCCCGGAAAGAGCATTTTTGCAAGATCGTTCGGGGTTTCCGCCTTGTAATGCTCCTTTAACTCCTTGTCCTTTAAGTTTGGTTCAATGCAACCTGTTACTACTACCATAACGTGAGTGTCATACACGCGACTCATATCTACTCTGCCAGATTTATTTGTCGCGCTTGACATAATCTCAGTATATCGACTACCCGATAACGCTTTTACCGTAATTTCTACCTCTTCGCCTGCTATTTTTGATAAGTGACAAGCTTTTACTTTTTCTATAGGTACTTCAAGAAGCTTATCTCTATCAAGCTTCATAAGTCTTTCCATTAAAGATGCCATGATTTGCTCCTCCTATGCTCTTATATCGTCAAGAAAATCCCAATCTTCGAAAGTGAAACTATAAGATTCCTCTGTGTTTTTCTGTACTTCCCAGTCCATCAGGATCGCTTTATCAAATTTGCAGTGATAAAAGACTACTCTTTCAACTCCTAGCGCATCTGGATCTGCAAGCTTTGCGATAATTTTAAAGTCAGGCGTTTTCCCCTTTTTTACTTTATCAGATATTGCCCTTGAAATGTTAGATCTTACATGGTGAAGTTTTACGCTCCCTTTGCCCTCAAGCTTAGTCATTTTCTTACCCGCCGTAAGACTTCTGACCATCGAAATATCTGAATAAGATATACTCACCTCGCCTTTGCAAGACATAACTTCGCCGATGTATTCGTCATCAACCCACAATTCTCCCCAAGTTCCATTTATGACCTGATTAGACACAAATTTATTCATATATACCTCCTTACACTGAAATCTTTAAAGATACATCTTCAATCGCATCAACTAAGGATACAATCGCCTTTAAAAAGACCTGCGAACCTGTATTTGTCCTTTTAATTTCTTCATCTGTGCAGTCATCAATGCCCTTTTCGCTTCCGTCATCAAATACCACCTTTTTGCCTTCCCCCCTTAGCCACTGCTTTTGAGTGTCTACATCAATTTGACATTGTCCAACTGAGATAAGCCCATCATTTACAAGACTCATAAAGTAAGCGTTTACGGCAGTGATAAGCAGACATTTATTGTCATAAGTGTTACCAAACTTACCAATGTAGTTATCTTCTATAGTCTTTCTGATGTCGTCCTCCATCATGTCCATAGTCTCAACAAGTTTAATCTTCTTAAAGCTGTCGCCCTTGTCGGCTGTTGTTGTGGTGAGTGATGTTACCGCCCTGTTAAGCTTGACCTTTTCACCATCCCAAATGGCTATAAGCTTGCCGTCGCCTACCGCTGTATCCTGCTCGGTCTTTGCAAGTCTGTTTACATCCACAAAATCTTGCAAAGGTGCATATGTACCCGATACAGTCAGGCCTGTACCTGCCAAAAGACCTGCAATTCTTGCACATCCCTGTTCGGGTGTTATCGCCTGCTCCTTTGTTCTATACAAAGTAGAACACCAATTTATTACGCCTTCGCTATCTGCCGTTATCTCTGGCAGTACCACTTTTACAAGATTATGCTCATCTCTTTGCTTCTTTGCCCATGTGACGATATCCTGAACCTTATTATCAGTTTTTACTGACGGGATTGCCATATATGTAAATTTTTCATTCTCAAAGTACTGCATCATATCCTTGTATGCCTTTGTCATATCTTCAGCAGTAGGCATAACATAAACAACTACATACTTAGGTGCGTGACTATATCCAATTAAAGCATCCTTAACAAATTGCTCATTTTCAGCGCTTAAAACTCCGGTTGGAATGTCACTAATACTCATAACCTTAAAAGCCTGCTGTCTTGTACCCTTTAAGACAAGGGCGACAATTCCACGCTCGCCCCTTGTCACCGCACTTGCACCCTGTTCGGTAAAAGCGATTGTGATACTTGGTGATGTTAATTTTGCCATTTATCTACTTCCTTTCTTTTCCATGGTGAAATGAATATCTTCTATAAGTTCGCCATCGTGATACTCTGTACTTTCGTACCAATCCAATTTAAAAGATATTTGCGGAATATTGCCATGGTCTTCGATATAGTCGTGTGTGTACTCTGTGACCAGTAGTCGCCTGTCCTTGATTATCAAGACCATACCTAAGCTATCGAATATGTTTTCGATAACCTCAAGTGCTTCCGTCTGTTTAGCCACTTTTTGCACAAAAGTAATTTTCACTGAACACGATTTGTGCATCATATTTCGACTCTCTCTATTTATACCGAATGGCACGACCTCAACAAAAAAATACGGTGGTACTGCATTATCTACAGTGTCATTTCCGTATCTTTTAATATTTGGATATTCCCTTTTTAAAATCAAATTTACTTCTTTGATGATGTCAGCATAAATAATCATGAAAGCCCCCGATCTGCCAAGGCCTTATTAATAGCCGATTGCATCATATCTGGGTATTTGCTTTCATACTCTTCTCTTGTTTTTTCTGCATAGTGTTTGCCCTCAACAAAACCACCCGTATCCACCCCGTTTATAAATTTTCTGTGGCCATTTTCGACAAGGTGGAAGTGTGGTGCCTTATTCGTGACCGCAACGCTTGCAATCATTCCTGAAGGGCTGTAATTCTTCGTTGTTTTCCATCTTTTCAAGCCCTTTGCACCGCTTTTATAGCTTGACGGCATCTTTGCATTGCAGTCCTTCGTCCACGCTTTCGCCGTCTTAATGACCGCATCATTTAACTCATCAGGCGACTGTGTTGCCATGCTTTGCATATCTTCAAGCAAGCTTTCAAGTCCGATAAAATGTACTGACTCCATTACTCCCTCCTTTCCTCGTGGTCTTTGTTTTCTGTACACATAAGTTCAAGATAATAATTCGCCTCTAATGGGTTGACAATGTAATTTATAAGAAACTGCCTGCCCTGATACTCAATCACATCTTTTTCAGTTACATCTGTGTTCCTGATTGTAATTTTGTATACAAGCTTGCTTGTTGTCTTATAGTGTTCTAATTGTTCGCTTCCTCTTAGTGGTCTTATCTCTGCCCAAATTTTTTTATGCACTGATAAAGTACTCACGATATTGGCAAGTTCGTCCTCTGTCTCTATGTATCTTAGTATATTGACCTTTTTATTAAGCCTTCCAGGATTTATACCTTTCATGTATCCCCCTTAAGTGCTTTTTTCATTTGCAGTTGCAAGATAATGCTTCCGAACGTGTACTCTATCCTTTTTCGTTGCTGTATATCAGACTGCATAAGCTCTCTATTGTCGTACAGATTTTGCACTATCGCGCAAAAAAGAAGATTTGCTGTCTTATCTTCTTCGTCGTATTCGCCTACAGCGGACACGATATATTCTTTCGCCGTCTCCATCATCAAAGATATGAGTCCGTCATCGTCGTCGCCATCTACTCTTAAGTAGTCTTTGACTATTTCAATCGTCATAGGCTAATACCTCCTGAAAAAGCCCCTGCAGGTGCAAGGGCTAAAATTATGGTGTTACTGTAATGGTACCATTTACAAACGCGTCGGAATCCTTGACCTTACAGTCAAATCTTTCGATACCTCTAAAGAGCGTTAGATCCTGTTCAAATGCATTCAATGTTCCAACCGCTGCCACATTGGAAGTCATGATATTAAGCTTCGCTCTGTCAAAAATCTTTACTGCTTCCTTTAAGTCGCCGATAACAAACGGAATCTTATTGGTCTTTGTGGCCAAAATCACATTTGGTACAACCTTTACAGGTATCTTTCTTGCTCCTACTGCAAGAACCATCTGCATTGGGTTCTGAACATCAGGACTAAGCAAGTATCTTCCCTGCTTATCTACTAAGGTATCAAGGTAATTAAGACCATCATCGTTAGTCACGATTGCAACTCCTCCGGCATATGCAGCACCTAAGGTGACATTTACGGCCTTTTTGATGCCGTCAAGGTTTTTCAGATCCGTTTCAGCCTTTGTTCCAATCGCTGTAAGGATTTGAGCATTCTTGGTCGCAATATCCTCTTCGGCAAGCCACTTTGTAAGTACAGCGGTGATATTGGCATCTGAGTCGGCCAAAAGCTCAGATGTAACCGGCATATACCCTGCATACTTCTTAACAGCATACTCAAGAATTTCAAACTGTGGGGTGTTATTGCCCTGAATTTTCCCAGCCTCTGCCACAGCTTTAAAGCCCTCGGCCTGCGCCTTTTTCTGAAAAGTTCTTCTACCGCTACTTGTCTTTACTGTCTCCACGTCAACAAGGCTTTCAAGTGAGAATGTAGCTTTCTTATACTGATTGATTTTTGTCTGAATGTCCTCAGGTACTGTATAACCACCGTCAGCCTTTGTTCCCTCAGTCATTGTGTTAGTGTAAAAGCCATGCCTTGCCGCCTCTGCAAAATCGTGTACTGCATTAGCTGGCTCGCCTGTTGTAACTACCTTCATGCCAACAGCATTGGCTGTTCCGCTTGTCATTCCAGATTGCTCATTTTCTATAATATCCTTAAGAATATTATATTGATCTTGAAGCTTTACAAGCTCCTCTTTTGCTGTCTTTGCTTCCTCTATCTTTCCCTGCTCCGCAAGGTTCTTTACTTCAAGCTTCTTTGCATTGATTTGATTAAGTAACTCCTGTAAATTCATACTATTTGCTCCTTTCACGCCCCGAATTTATCAAGGTCTTTTAGTAACTCATTCTTTTCTTTTTCAGTATCGGCCTTTTTGGCTTCATACTTTTTTATCATCTCATCTGTAACCTTTAAATTACCGATGCTGTTAGTGATTACCGGCTCACCTGCCTGACTTATAGCATCTATAAAGCCAAGTTCTACAGCCTTATCAGCTGTTATCCAAGTTTCAGCATCCATCATCTGAATGATTTCTTCTTTGCTCTTGCCCGTCTTTTCGACATATGCACTTGCCAAAGCTTCATCCCATGCCTTTAAGGTCTCGGCCTGCTTACTAAGTTGTGCATGATTTCCGCTTATATAGCTTGCACTAACATCATGTATCATAAGCATACCGACAGGTGATATTGTACTTTTGCCCGCCATTGCTATGACGGATGCAGCAGATGCCGCAAGCCCTTCCACTTCAATGTCTACATCATTGCGACCTCTAAGTGTGCTATATATCTCCTGCCCTGCAAACACATCACCGCCACCGGAGTTTATTTTTACCTGCAAGCGGTCACCTTTTGGCATTTCCTCAAGTGCTGTGAGTACATCACCCGGAGTAGTACAGTCATAGCCGAACCACTCATAAATATCTTTCATGTCATTACTGACTATATCGCCTTTTATCTTGAGTATCATCCTTTACCCTCCTTTCCTAAGTTATATGCAGCCCCTACATCAGTAAGAGGCACATAATTGCCGTTTACTATAAGCACATCACCACCCTCTAAAGAAGGAAGATCCAAAAGGTGACGGCCTTCATTTGGTGTATAAATTCCATTTTGGACTGCCGAAGTTATAGATTGCATTTGTGTCTCCATATTGGCACGCAAAAGCACTTTTTCATTGAATTTGTATACAAATCCTTTTGCTCTCTGTTCATCAGTCAAGCACTTGTAATTTATCTCCTGTTCGTATTGATTTAAGCGGTACATCATTGTATCTATCAAAAAGCTAAGTTGTTGTGATTCGGAGTTTGAATAGCTGCTCTTTTCATAATCATTGATCTGATTTGGCTTTACTCCGAAGGCTGCCGCAATCTGCAAGGCACTGTACTTCTTAAGCTCCATATACTGTGCATCCGCAAGCGTGTAAGTAAGCGGCTCAAGCTTCATGCCGATTGGCAACGCTACCACCTTGCCCGAATTTTCCGCTCCTGTAAGAAGTTCGTTATACTTTTTCTGTAATTGCGTCCTCAATTTTTCATCAAGGTCGCCAGTATACTGCAGTACACTTGATGCAGTCAGACCGCTCTTATATAGCTTTTCAAGATATCTTTGTGAGTATCCTGCTCCCTGTATGGTGCTTTTTAGTATCTCCCTTACTGAAAGACCCATAACACCATCCCAAGAAAGCCAATTTTTTATATGCAATACATCTTCTTGTCTGAATACCGCCATTTCGCCATTTTGTGGATTGTTATATTGATAATACAGCCTTCCACGGTCGCCAAAAACGCCTACATCGTCCATGTATACAGTCACGCAATCGGATTTCATTATCCAATAAGCTTTCGTCTGTATCTTTCCGGTCTTTAAACCTCTACCGTAATCCCTTTGTATCCATGCGTAAGCATTACCGTAATGCTGGCAATTTGCTTCCATGGTTGACCAGAAGGTTGACGGAGTCATTACGCTGTTCGGCCTGTATAAAAGCACATCTATAGCATCGGCCCTCACCCTTCCACCTGTCGCATCCTCTTTATATAGCTTCAGCGGCATCTTTCCCATCGTTTCGGATAAGACCTTCAGGCATGTGAAGTATGTTGTCTCTGAAAGTGCCTTCGGGGTAGTGATATCATCATCTATCCCCAGCCATTGCCGGAGCCGTTCACTTGCTGTGTCCGCCGTCTCAGGTATAAAAAAGTTTTTCAAGCTGTTAAAAAATCCCATTTTATCCCGTCATTCCTTTCAAAAAATTCTCTACATAGTCGTTGTAGCTTTCAGCTTCAAAATCATGATATAAAGCTAATTTAAACGCCCCTAAAGTTGCATCCACAGGGTCTATTCGCTTAGTGGTTGCATCTTTGTCTATCTTTATAAGTCCGTTGTTTGTTCTTACAACCGTATTAGACATTGCGTAATTAAACAAAGGGTTGTTCAGATAGACCACATTACCCGAATAAACCTGCTCTCTGAAGCCTTGTGTAGACTCATTTAAACTCTTGTGACTTTGATAAACCTCTTCGACTGTGTATCCCTCATCTGATAAGTCCATCATTAACTTTGCGGCATTATTTGGATCAAAACAAAAGCATTGAATATCAAGTTGATATTTTTCGCATTCATTAAGCACATAACGCATTACAGTCGCTTGGTCGACAATTGGCGTATTTGTCAGCGTTAAATAACCAAGTCGCTCCCACGCATCATATGGCACTTTGTCCTTTATGATGTGTTCTCTTAATTTATCTACAGTCGGGATAAAACTATGCGTCCATACTGCATAGTTAACTACCTTCTTGCTACTGCTGTCCAATTTATCGGTCTGAAATGGTACGACAAAGGCGACCGATGTAAGGTCGATTTTTGATGACATATCAAAACCGACATAAACCGGTCGCCCTTTAAGGTCGATTGGCAGTTCCTTGACTTCGCAAGCTTTCCACTTTTTCATGTCCATATAGCCGTTATTTGCAGCAGATACCCAAATATTCAAGACTTTAGTCATAAAAGCTATCATTTTTTCAGGTATCTGCTTGGCTATCTCATAATCTTCAGCTATCTTTTTGATACCATCGTCATAAAACGCCCTTATCGGGTTTGCCTTTTGCCAAGTAGTTAAATCGCCTGGATCGTCTCCCTTGTCAGCTTCGCAAATATCAATAAAGTATTCGTCGTTCTTGACATCAACATCGGGATCTAAAACCTTTGAGCAGTAATCATATTCTTGTGTATAGCAAGGGTATGTTAAATCCTTTCCAGCTGTGGTGATTATTGTCAACATTGGCTCTTTAGTGTTTGAGCCAAGCCCCAAGTCGTAAAAATCAGTTGTTGGGTGTTGGTGGTATTCCAATTTATTATCTTATCGGCTCTTTATCCGATAATTCTTATAGTTTCCTATAAGTTCAGACTATATTTTCACATTTAAAAAGCACCCTTTTAGGATGCTCTTATGTGTCGGAGGCTCGTGGCAAGATTATCGCTCTCTTAACGCTCACTTGCTAGTCGTTACAAATGTAGTTGATTGCTACACTCTCGGTATTAGCATAGGCTTTTGCCCTTAGCCTTCACCGATACACCCCGATTTATACTCGACAAATCTCTATCGAGTATCAGACATGCAGGATTGGTACCATCGCCCGTCTTCCCGTCCTCTTTCGATAGCGGTTTTATGAAAGAACCTGTCTTGATGTGTACAATCTCGTCACGTTTGAAGTTGAATTTTGACCTTAGTATTGAGCCTTTTGTCATTAAATTACATTCACTGAATACAATTTTTGACTGATCTCTCTTTGTACCAGCTGTATACACCTCGTATGTCTCCATGTTTTTCGTTACCTGTATGGCTATTTCATAGAGCGCTTCACCTGCTTCCATCTGAGATTTTGCATTTTTTCGTCCCACCTCTGTAAAACTCTTCTTAAATCTCTTCTTTCCTGTCTCTCTATGTACCCATCCATATAGTTGGCACGCTCTGAATTTTTGCCACATTGTCAAGTCAATCGGCTTGCCTGCCAAAGCGCCTTTTGAGTGCTTCAACAAAGAAAACCATTTAACAATTTTATCAGCGTTATCCTCGCTCCAAATATAATGAAAATCCGTTGTTCCTATTTTGTCTAGGTCGCCAAGAAAACGCTGGCATGCCCATTTGTGTTTTTGCCCGGAAGGGATTTCATCCGCTAAACAACTTCTCGCGTATTGCTTGATATCCTCCAAATGACTCATATCTATATATCTCCGAACATCTGCATGAGATTTTCCTCTTGCCCTTTGGCTTTTTCTGCTGCAATCTTCAATCTTGAGCTTGCGGACATCCCCAAAGCACTGCCGGAGGTTTCCATATCCTTTTTAGCCTGCTCCAAAATCGCATATATTGGATTAGGCTTTTCGCCCGAACTCGTTTTCATTGTCGGAGTAAAGTCCTTTTTCTTTGTCTCCTTTAAAGCTTGCAAATACATAGAATATGCATTAGCGTAGACTATCATCGCATTACGGTCCAGATTGCCTATTATGTCGATACTCTCCAAGTTCTTCTTTATTCGCCCATATTCCTTTTTTGCTGTAGCATCTAAAAAGACCGAAGTGGGCAGCTTGTCCAGTTCATCCCCCTCGGTCTTAATTAATGATTCTTCGTATTCTCTCCTTGCTCTAACATCTTTTTTGATATTTCCAGTTTGCATTGATATTGTTTTTCTAGGTCTACCCATTCGCCCTCCTTCCTGCTCCTGTGTTGGACAAAATTGTCTACTTTTGGCGAGTATTTAGAAATTTATGTGTTGAAAATTGGGACGGCGGTCGCTGTATACAGTATACAAACTTTTTTACTACCCCCTACCGTATATCCTTGCTATCTTTTCTCTTGTCTTTAGAAGCTTACCTTCCTCACCAACCTTCTTAGTGTCTCTTCTTTACCAAATTTCTTAGTATCTCTTGCGTCCTTGCCTTATCCTCTGCGCTCTTTCTATACAGCGCATGAATTTCATCATGGCTCGACCTTGACAAAGGTATTAAGTTATCTTCTGTATAAAACAACTCCGGATTATCCTCCGCTGTAACAATATGATGTACAGTATGTGCGTATTTGATACGCCCATGTAAAAATGCCCAGGGATCCAATCCATCATACCTTGCAATGATCACAGCTCTCAATTTCTTCCATCTCGTTTCTCGATAAAATTTTCTCGTGCCGGTTGGGGGAGCATACTGCCTTTTATATCCGCAGTCGCACTTTCCGCCCGCCTCGTATCTTTTTCCGCAGTGTATACATCTTCTGTATATCATGTGCAACCCCTCCTTTTTTTGCAAAACAAAAAAAAGACGGTTATCATTAACCATCTCTCTTCAGAAAATTATGTAGCAACGGAGGCACCACATCACCCCGTAATCGTAGTCGGAGGGCTCTTCCCGCCCTCCCAAAAAAATATAAAGAAGGTGAATTGTGGAATCGTAAGGAGCTTCTCTTAACTCTTTACACATACAGTATAGCATTGTCAATAAGTGAATTTATATGACTTGTTATGATTTTTCAAGCTCTATAATTCTATACATCATATAAATGATGTAAGAACGAGGTTCTCTTTTTTCGTACTCCCAATCCTGAACAGTACGGATTGGAATTCCGAACTTCTCCCCAAACTTTTTCTGAGTCAAGCCCAACTCTGCCCTGAGTTTCTTTATTTCATTCATCGCTTTCTCCTTTGTATTAACAAAGTTCTATTCCTCTCTTTCTTCTGCTACTTCCATAAGTCTTTCAAAAACATCTTCATTCATATCATAGTCTTCAACGGTCATAAGACCTTCAATATCTTCATCTGATAGTTCATATAAACTAACATCAAATTTAGCTCCGTCGTCCATCATCATAAACAATTTATGATTGTCTAAGTCCATCTCACCATATGTGTAGTTGTAAAGTTCGTACTTTTCTTTCATTTTTTTCCTCCTTCTAATGCCTTTTTTTGATGGTGTCTTGCGGCTTTGGTCGGCTACCGCAAGTTGTTTTCTTGTTCCTTACACTCATATAATAACACGCACTGCGTATAATGCCAACGCTTTTTCTGAAAAAATTTTCAACTATCATATTTTTTGCTATGCAGTCTATCAAACTCTTTTAAAGCTTCTTTGTGAAGTGTTAACACCCACCTCATTCCGTAGTTCATTTTTTCAGATATTTCCTCGAATTTTAGACCTCCTACGTATCGCATAACGAGTAGACTTCTGTATTTTATATTCTTTATCTCGTCTATCTCTTTACTGATCTTAGTTTGCAACTTCACATATGCTTTCATCTGTTCGCTAATGTCTTTTTTCAGTTCTATCACTCTTATGACGATATCTTCATTTCTATTACTGTGACTACTATCAACTTTACAATTACTTAGTACACTTGTTACTTTCTTCGACATTGCATCAAGACTTTCACACTCAAGCTGTTTTGCTTCGATAAGTCTTTTAAGATTTAAAAGCTGTCTAAGATATTCTTTAGCTGCCACTTTATCGCCCCCTTTTTTATTTTATCTCTTCTTTTCTCTTATCTTCCATCATCTTATCCCCACTGCTCCGCCATCGCTCTTGCGATGCCCGGAAATGTTTTACTTCTGACCTTTGCTCTATCCCCATTAACCAGCTCTGTCCAGCATCTTGCCCTTCCGCCTGAATGCCTACCGAAGATTTTTGCATTATCCGGCTTACTTAAATTGTTGCCCTGTAAGGGCTTCAATCCTTTTAACCATAAACAAGTGCGTTTTGTCACATAATTCTCTTTGTCATCTTCAGACTCTGCAAATTGGTAGGGTTCAATAATTTGGTCGGGCTTTCTGTATACAGTATTCATCACGCCAACTGGATTTTCTATTGCTATCTTTTCGCAATTTACATTTGCAAATTTCATGAAGAACTCCTGCGCCTGTATTCTCTTTTCTGTCCTTGCGTTAATTTGCTCAAGTGTAGCACTCTTTAAACTGTGATTTCTTGTCGCTACATTGCTCAAGTAAGTGCAAGGCGGATGTGCTATGATCAAATCCCATTTTTCTATATTGTGAATGCTTCCGTCCTCTGTCTTAAATATCCGCCTCCCCTCCAAAAACTTGAGTGCATCATCTTTTATATGCCATTCTGGATGTCCGCCATATTGCTCTTCTATGCCACAACTATAAGCATTGTGACCTAATGCTCTGAACTCTTTACAAACCTGTTGACTGCGTTCACACGCTATCAATACATTCATTTACTCGTACCTCCTCCTACTCTCTTTATGCACAACCTCACCTTGCCGTCATATCTTTATTGCTATCTCTCCACCACACGCGGCGTATCCAATCAAGTCTACCCAACTGTCTTTACTTCCATAGCAACTTCCCTTTAGCCTTGCTATCTTAAAAAGACACATCATTATTGCGACATCTGTTGGTCCTAAATCTGCATCCAGATAAGCGTTCCACAGTTTCGCTATATCTGAAAAATTATCCTCCGGCTCTCCATACTGCAAATTTCTATCACTGCATATACACTTTTCTGCTTCTACTAAAAACTCTTTTCTTGTCATTATCCATTCTCCTTTACTCGTGTAGCAAATGCCAGGCCTAACCACTCCTCAGGTCCTTTTATGTAAACAAGGTCGCTATTTTCACCAGCATAATACCTTATTGCTTGTCCAAAAGGCTTTATAAGTTTTTCATCTACAAAAATTGATTTGCCAAAAGGCGTTTTAAATTCTTTTAGCTGTATCCCGTCCGGTAGGAGCTTTATCATCTTTGTATCTGTAATCTGCTCTGCATCTTCTGCACTCTTAAATATCTTCTCTACCATCGGATTACCGACTTCGGCAAACGCCTGACTCAGTAAACAGTACTTCTCAGGTATCAAATATATTGATATTCCTTTGTAAATAAGTGGTATATATGTATTTCCGGCTATCGTGACAGCACTATACATTCTATAGTCTGCTGCTCTTCCTGTAATTTTTGACTTGTAGATATTTTTTACAGCGTCGGCCTGTATTTTTCCAAAATCTATCATTTTTTCAATCTCTCCTTTACTTCTTGTATTCTGGCTTTTAAGCTGTCAAGCAAGGCTTGCTGTGTATCACTCTTGCCCTCAAGCGCTTTGGCCACATCCTCATCACGCTTGCCTTTTACAAGTAGCTGATGAACTATAACCTTTTGCTTTTGTCCTTGCCTGTGAAGTCTTTTAAGTGCCTGCTGGTAGAGTTCCAAAGACCAGTTAAGACCAAACCATATCACGTGATTGCCCCCGTCTTGTAGATTAAGCCCATAGGCTGCACTCGCGGGGTGTGCAAGTAGTAACTCTATTTTGCCGTCATTCCAGTCTTTCTGGTCCTGTACGGTCTTCAGCTCTCTGCACTGTGGGAACTCTTTCATGATTCGTTCTTTGTCGTGCTGGAAGCTGTAGAACAATAAAATATTATGGCCTTTCAGGGATTCTATAATCTCTTTCAGTGCGTCCATCTTACAGTCGTGTATGTGATGAACCCCTCTGCCTTCGTCATAAACTGCACCATTACAAAGCTGTAAAAGCTTATTTGAAAGTGCAGCGCCATTTGTAGCAGATATTTCCCCGTCAGGGATTTGTAAAATATACTCTGTTTCAAATTCTCTGTAAGCTTTATCGGCCTTAGCATCTAAAACTACATACACCGGATTTACAACAAGGTCAGGAAGCTCTAAATAGTCACTCGCTTGCATTGATATGCAAAGGTCTGATAACTCTTTAGATATAAGCTCTTTGGCTCCGTCTTTAGGGGTATAATTCTGTCTCCCTGATGCGTCTGCTGTATAGCTATCAAAATATCTATTACGGTATTGAGTAATAGTCTTATAAAGCCTTTGTCCCTTATCAAGCAAATACACTTGCGCCCATAGATCCATTAAGCCATTAGGTGCCGGAGTTCCTGTAAGCCCTATAATTCTATCTATCCTTGGCCTTATAGCTTTTAAATCCTTAAATCTCTTTGCTTCTCTGCTCTTAAAACTTGATAGCTCATCTATAACCACCGTATCAAAAGGCCAATCGTTTTTGTAATAATCCACAAGCCATGATACATTTTCACGATTTATAACATAGATGTCCGCAGGCGTGCAAAGTGCTCTAATCCTCTTTGCACTACTGCCAAGGCAGGTGCTTATTCTTAAATGCTTTAAGTGGTCCCATTTATCGGCCTCAAGTGCCCAAGTTCCCTCTGCAACCTTTTTCGGTGCTATGACTAAGGCTTTTGAAATCTCAAAACGGTTATAAAGCAAATCATTAAGTGCGGTCAGAGTTATCACAGTTTTCCCTAATCCCATATCGAGAAATAGCCCGATTTCTTTTTGTGATATTATCCTTTCAATGCAGTACCTTTGGTAGTTATGTGCTTTGTATATCATTTAAAAATTTGCCTACTCCTTCCTTGCTATCAATTACAGACACACTGCATCCTAAGTCCCTGAGCCTGCCTATCTGTCTATTCTGTAAATGGCTTGTTTTCCCTCCAGGCCTTTTAAGCTCCACAAAATAAATTCTGTTATCCGGCATTACTATAAGTCTGTCAGGTACTCCTGCATTGCCTGGAGATGTAAACTTGAAGGCCGTGCCCCCCAGTCTTTTCACTCCAAGTCTTAAATACTCCTCAATCTCTCGTTCTCTCATTTTCTCAACCTCCAAAACCAGTTGTTTGTTTCATCCTCTTGCTGGTGAAAAGTTTCCACACCTAAAATTTTTCTTGCTGCTTTAAATTCACTTTTCTTAAAACCCGTCTTTTTAAATCCGTCTCTTACCCAATCAACTAAATGCCATTCCCCGTCTTTTAGCTGATCTGCTAACCATTCTTCACAAGTCATTTTTTTCTCCTTCTAATGAAAAGGGGGTAACTTTGACGGTTTTCCCTACATGTATATGTATTAGGGGTATATATATGGTATATAGCGTCTATTTTATATAGTTATATATATAATGTTACTGTTACCTATATACTTAAAACCCTTATAAATCAAGGCTTTAAGGGGTAACATTGGGGTAACATTCTAAGCCACAATGTTACCCCTGTTAAATTTTAGAATGTTACCTTTTCCCCTCAATGTTACCCCTAGAAAGTGTCTGCTTTATATCCCCTTTGTACTCCATGGCAGCCAAACTTCATTGCTTTGTTACAGTATTTAAGTCCATCTAAGCCGCTTAAAATTCCGTTTATTTCTATGGTATCTTGTCTTCTCGCCGTGCTTGCGTCTTTGCCGAAGCACTCTGTCCAGATCTCAGCAGCACATATTCTATCCCTCTTTACAGTATTGCCTTTATATGTTTTGTACTCAAAAGACCAGTACGCTCTTCTTTGCTCCAAGCTGTATTTGTTCCAGTTTTCCGGTACTTCTTTCTCTACGAACTCCCTAACCATTCCTGTTTTAATGGAAACCTCTCTATGCTCTTCCTGCACAAGTCTTGCCATAGCCTCTATATCTTTTGGCAGGTGTAATTTCTCGCCTAGCTGCCAGTAAAAGTATGCTTCCGCCCATATTTGGTCTCTCTCTTTTGGAAGGTCGTTAAAAACAGATTTTGTGGTTTTAAGTAGGTCAGCATCCACGGGCCAAAACCTACGGTTCCCTGTCGGGTCTCTTAAATACTCACTAACATTTGTAGTTCCAAAGAATACGCACTTTCTGGGAAACCGCGCTGTTCTTCTTCCATACGCTTCTCTGTATATATCGTCAGTCTTTGAAAGAAACTGCTTTACCGTGTTAGTCTCTGACTTAGACATACCGCTAAGCTCTCCGACTTCTATGATCCATCTGCCCTGAATAAGCTCCGCTGCCTCTTTTCCCTCAAAGGTCATAAGGCTGTCTGAAAACCACTCACCTCCTAAAATAGCAAAAAATGTACTTTTACCTATGCCCTGTGCCCCTGAGATAATAACCATATTGTCAAACTTGGCTCCCGGCTGCATTACCCTCATAACTGCTGCGACAAAAGATTTCTTTGTTACAGCCTTTACATATAAACTGTTTTCAGCACCGAAATAGTCTATAAATAGATTCTCAAGTCTTTGTATGCCATCCCAGCTAAGTCCTGTTAAATAGTCTTTAACACTGTTAAAAGCGTGCTTGTGGGCACACAAAGTGGTTGCATCGTATATCTTATCCTTACCCGTGATTCCGTACACGCTTTCAAGGTACCACCTAAGACCTGCGTCATCTGTATCATCCCATTGCCTTTTTTCATCTCCTGCATTCCAGGGCAAGGCTCCCAACGCAACACCTCTGCAGGCAAAATCATCGAGAGCTATTTTATTCTTTAATAACGGATCATTATCAAGAATCAGACTTATATTGCCTATTGTCTTTTCCACAGCTCCGTTTCCGTTTATTTTAAGCCCTGCCATCCAGCCGCTGCTGTCATCTGCTATGCCGGTTTTAAACTCCCCGCTTGCCTCTTTATATCTCTCTTTAGTTAAAAGTACAGATACTTCTTTTATACTTTTTACAAGCTCTGCCATGGCCAAATAAGAAGGTAATTTATTTGTCGGCGTATCTGGCTTCACATCTACATCCAAGTCACTGAACTTGTGAAGTCTTACAAGATCCCAGGCATTGCACAGTCTTCCGCTTGCGGGGTCCGTAGCATGATGCGAATATAACCACAGCCCGTTGTATACGATAGCACCTCCTGAGGTTGAGCCGCCCGAGTAAGTATATCTGTTTTCATGCTCTGTGCTTAAGTATACCCCAGGGATAAGTTCATCCATAGCTCTGTAAATGTCGTAAGTTCTACAAAAGGCTCCTATTATACCGCTCTTCTCCCTAGGGTCCTGCTGTTTATTCGCAAGGTGTGTGTACTTTTGAGCCTCGTTCGGTACAAGCGACCATTCTAAGTGATTATGCCAGTCGTTGTACATAGCCAGCACGCCCTTGGGATCTAAAAAACCACCATCAAGAACTTTAAAAACATATACGCTGTCACTACTGCAACTCGGGTTATACATAAGTCTTGAGGCTTGGAATGTTGTCGGGTCCGCCCACTCTATCCCTATAAGCTTTGCAACTTTTCTTGCTATCGGCTCATACTCTTCGGCTGTTACAGTGTTTGCAAGCGGAATAATTACTCTGAGTCTCGGTCTTGCAAGCTCGTGTTTTCTAGTGCTGTGTACTAAAAGAGCACAGCCAAGCAGAGTTATTCTCTTTAAAACTTCATCAGTCATTCCGCTCGGAATGTTATCGAGGTCGAGCGTAACTAAATCACGACCTTCTACGCTTCTTGCACCCCTTCGGCCGTTTATGAGAGAGCCTCCCACATAGCCCCCCACATCCTTAAGTTCATCCTGCTTCGACTTTGGAAGGCTTAGAAAGTGTTCCAGTGTCTCAGGCGACCTTACAGGAGTCTCTAATTTTTTTATGAATTCCGACCACCAAATTGTCTGCCTCTGCCACTTAGCAGAAAATCGACTGGCGGCAATGGAAATAGTCAGCTTTTTATCCGTCATAATTTAGTCCTTTTTATAAAACATTGATTCAAAACCGTCTCCGCGGAGTATTAACCCTTGAGCCCATGGCACAGGCTCCGCCATTATGTCTGTCAGCTCCCTAAGTTCTCTATTCATCGGGCTGTCAATTACCATTTCATCATGTATATGCATTACTACCTTAAATCCCTTTGCCGCAGTCTTTTTCATACTTAACGCCAAACAGTCTCTTGCTATTGCTTGAACTATATTCTCGACTATCTTTCCGCCGTAGGTGCCTATCTCTCCCCATTTCTTAGTGCCTTGTTCTACGCCCATATAAAACATTTGTTCTTTGCCTTTTTCATTGGTCTTAAGCGTAGGGCTTACATAAAATAGCTCTCTACCAGAAGGCAGTGTAATGATCATAAAATTATCTGCTTTTCTGAAAGTACAGCCGTTTACATTTTGTGCTGTGCCTGTACGAATTGCTGTAAGAACTGCACTCTCGCATCTATACCAGAGCTCAACTATTCTTTTGTTTGAGGCTCTCCATCTTGCGACAATATCAAACAGTTCGTCATCGCTAAGCCCCATTTTATCAGCACCCATGGCCTTTAAGGCCCCGACATGTCCCTGATACCCCAAAGCAAGCTCCGCAATCTTTCCTTTTTGTCTGAGCTCATATTCCGGATTACCTTTTTTAATTCTATCTATCGGCACCCCGAACATGGCAGAAGCGGAAGCTTCATAAATTTTACCGTGCGTGGCAAATACTTCTTGCCTCCACCTCTCTCCTGATAGCCAAGCAATCACTCTTGCTTCAATAGCGGAGAAGTCTGCAACAATAAACTTATTGCCCTTCGCCGGTACAAAAGTAGTTCTTATAAGTTGAGATAAAGTGTCAGGAACATTCCCGAATATCATTTTTAAGCTGCCCAAGTCCTTTGCTTTTACAAGGTCTCTTGCAAGCTCTATCATGCCCATGTGGTTTCTTGGAAGGTTCTGCACTTGTACAAGTCTGCCCGCCCACCTTCCTGTTCGGTTTCCGCCATAAAACTGTAAAAGTCCTCTTATTCTTCCGTCATCGCAAAGGGCGTTTTTCATGGCATCATACTTCTTTACTGAAGTCTTTGAAAGTTCCTGCCTTATCTCAAGCATCCTTACAGCTGTGCCGTTGCTAAGGTCTTTTATCATGCCTGAGACTGTTTCTTTCCTGAGATTGTCCACTTCTTCGCCTGTCTCTTCCTCAAGCCATTTAGATAACTGTTGTACTGACTTAGGATTGCTTAATCCTGTAATCTCTTTAGCTTCTTCCATAAGGCTCTCTGTGACAGCCTGGGAGCAATATAAAGCCCCCTCAATGAGTTTTTCATCTACTGCTACACCTGTGTTATTTATCATCAAATCCAGTCGCCACAGTTCCATCTCGTCAGCAGGCACTGAGTATTTGTCTAAAATGTTTTTTATAGACATCTCTGTTACCACATCCTGCTTGCAATATTCCTTGAATAATTTCCATTTTTCGGGCTCATGTTGCGGTAGTATTCTTACTCTAGGATCCGTTTTTGTCGGCTTACGGGGTACACAGAATTTTCTTATAAGACTTAAGCCTACACCCATTTTTCTTTTGTCTTGTGGAAGTCCTATAGCTTCGCCTACAGAAGATAATCCTGCAGGATAACCTAAGTACAGTCCGTGATGCATTGTGCACGCCCAGCCTTCTAATGGCAGTTCGTGACCGTAATATTTTGATAAGCAAAGCCACTCAAAAGTTGCATTGTATGCACATTTTTCTATGCTTTGCGAGATTATCAGGCTGTAAAGTAAATCCATACCAGACCTAAAGTCAGGCTCTGTAAAATCAAGTATCTGCACAGGCCCTCCGTCTAAGCTATACGCCGCAAGCATTATTTCAAAATCAGGAGAGCGTACATATGCGTACGCTCCCGCTTTTTTAATATCTACACTGCTATAGGTTTCTAAGTCTATTGACAACCTAATCATAGACCCATAACTCCGCCCTGCACTACGGGTTGCCCGGTTATAGGGTCAATTTGTGGCTGTACTTGCTGTGTATATTGTGGCTGTACTTGCTGTGTATATTGTGGCTGTACTTGCTGTGTATATTGTGGCTGCGCAACACCACCCCCAAAGTCTTCTGATGCAGATGCCTTAGTTCCTGCCAATGGAGCTCCGTCTTCAAGTTTTTGTACATTATTTAAATAACATCCTATTCCCTTTTTTCCAGCACTGAAATATGGAGCAAAATTTACCGAAAGCCTACCATACATACCCGAGTAAATTTCTGTTGCACTCATGATAGGCTGTAAGTCCGGTCCTACTATCTCAGGTCTTTGTCTTGTTGGATCCGCATTCGTTGATGCTGTAAATACCCAGCACCCCTTGCATTCCTCCCCAAAAGGTGAACCGTCGGCTCTTGCCCCGTCACCGTCATGAATTGGATTAGGCACCACTGGAGGGACTACTCTGTTCCATTTTCCATTTCTGCCCTCTTCTATAGCCTGTGCTATAGCTGTATCAATAGCCTGCTTTGTCTGTATATCAGTCTTCGGTAACAGTGCTGTTACGCTGTATTTACTGTTTCCGTTTAAGTCGTTTCTTGGGTTTAAAAGTGCCACATAACTAAATCTTACTTTTCCTGTTATTACTTTACTCATTTGATGATTCCTCCTTGAATTCGTCTGCTGCTTTTATCTTAATTGATTCTCTTTTATCGCTATCAGGTACCAATGTCGGCTTACCTGTACTAGTCGTTACCATATCGCCTACGAGGGCGTTAAATTCTTTCTTGCCTATCTCTTTTTCAACTTGTGCCAGAGTTAGTGGGCTCTTGGTCCACAATATTTCTTCACTTACTCCACTGCTCGTAAGTTTTTTAAAGACCATATCCATATCAGTCCAAACCCTTGTTTTTCTTCCTTCTACGGCCTTCCATCCTGGTACATCGTTACCTTTTAGCACTTCTGATAGCGCATACTCTTCCAGGGCTTTTGCCCAACTTGCAACATCCTTTGCCGTCTGTAAGATCTGCCCGATTTCTTCACGAGACAAAAGTTCAGGCTTTTTAAAGTCAAGCTTTGCCAACTCTCTACATTTTTCAGCATGCTTTTGACATATAGGTTTAGCTTTGCAAAAACCACACCAGGGCCCCGCTTTTTGTTCTCCTAGTCCCATATAAGCCATTTTCACTGTCGGCCTTATGCTCTCTCCCCAGGCTTTTAACTCCTGCACATTTGTCGTAAATGTTCCGCCGCCGTTTTTATTTCTTGGCTGGAAGATATGCATATGTATGGATTGAATGTCGTAGAATAGCTCATATTCTCCTACTGCCCCAAGTGCATATAGTTTTAACTGCGGATTATCCTCCGCACTAACCGGGACATTTTTCCCGTACTTCAGGTCTATTATGTGCAGATCATTCCCCGATATTATTATGCAATCGGCTGTACCAAGACCCTCGGGTATATATGTGGATAAGTTAAGTTTTACCTCAACAGCTATGTACGGTTTTTGGGTGTACGAAAGCATTATTTCCCTTATGTACTCCGCATATTCATCCGTAAGAGCGTCCATTTCTTTTTGGTACATACTATTGTTAGTAAAATCTTTAAGTATCTTGTTGAAAGACCTTTTCGGTAACGGATCTATAAGCATATTTCTTACTTTAGCCTCTGCTATTGCGTGCGCCAGAGTACCTTCTTTTGCACTATCTGACGGCCTATCTTCGAAACTCTCTTCGAGCCTCGCACTAGGTGGGCACTCAAGCCACCTGTGCGCCCCCGATGCACTTAATAATGCGTGTTTTGGCATTAAAGTTTTACCCCCATTTTTTGCAACTCTGCTGCAATCACAGGAAGTTGTGACGGCTGTAATTGAGTAAGTGCTGCCACCCCAAATTTTGCTAAAAGCTGTTGGAATTCCCCAAGTCTTCCAGCATCTTTGAGTTGAATTGCCCCGACAGCTATCTGATCAATAGAATATGTAGGCATTTGAGTAGGTACCTGTGGCGTAACTGGTACCTGTGGCGTAACTGGTACCTGTGGCGTAACTGGTACCTGTGGCGTAACTGGTACCTGTGGCGTAACTGGTGCCTGTGGCGTAACTGGTGCCTGTGGCGTAACTGGTGCCTGTGGCGTAACTGGTGCCTGTGGCATCTGAACCTGGATTGTTGCTTTTCCTGTTTCCCCTTTGAGCAAATGCGTAATCTCCGCAAATCTCCCCATATACTTCGTAAATTCGTCATATCCGTCAAACTGTAAACTAATCTTCATCATTTTCTCCTTTTCTATTGTCCTTCACTCAGTTTTTTCCCTAATCGCTCCATAATCTCTGCCGCACTCAGCCCTTTTGCGTCCAGCTAGATATCCGCTTTAGCTGATCGCACGAGTGTTACTGTTGAACCGTTCACAGTTAAATTGATAATACTCGCATCTGCGAACACAAGTGCAGGTAACAAGTACTCTAAATAATCTCTTAATCTTGTCATTCTGTCACCTCTTGTCGATCTCTGTAAGTCTTACAGCGAGTGTGTTTAGAACCTCAAATGCGGTCATATCTTCAATGTTAATCGCTCTTCTTTTATCTAATAGAATCGTCGTGTGCGTCACAGAACACATTTGGGCTTGTGTAATGCTTGCGAGTGGAAAATGGTCAAGTAACATCCCAATCTCTCCTGCAAGAGCATAAGGGTTCTTAACTTGTCGCCCTGGAATCACCGCCCACGACACGACATCTAACATCACACGCCCTAAATTTAGCCTGTCTCCCACATAAGAAACCTTTATCCCTGCGTCTGAGCCATCTCCATCGCTTCGAACGGTTAGTACGCCGTTTACGCAGGAAATATCAAGCTTTCTAACCGCATCAGGGATGGTGTCTAACACAGCCTGTAACTGTAACAAAAATCTCTCTGTCTTATCCATTCAAACAAACCTCCTCTTAAAGGTGCAGCCCTACGGCCACACCCATTGCAAAGACAAAGATAAAAAACAACGTATTTTTTACAAGAGCAACTCTGTCTTCTAGCTCTTCAAGCTCTTCTTCCGCCTCCTCAAGCTCCTCAAGTCTTCCCTTCTCAATTTCCTCGTATTCTACATAGCCCATCTTCAACTGATTCCTCATTCGTGCTTTCTCCTTTCTCTATAGCTGATTACAGTGGCACGTAACCCAGCAATTGTACTGTCCGCATTTGAGTCTGTACTCGAAAGCTGGACTTTTTTCGTCAATGTTTTCTGGGCACTCTTCACAATTGTATGTATTGCGACGATCATACATAAAGTCCTTATACAGCTCTAAATACTTCTCTCTATCCTTCTTAGCCAACTCATCCCATTCTTTCTTTGTCATACTAATTCTCCTTCTCCTTTGTTGTGTACTTTGATAACTTTGATAACTACATCCGTTATTCATTGAGCTCAGCTTCTTTGTCAAGTCTTTGAATAGCCTCGCTCGCCTCTTTTCTAATCGCCTCTAACCTTAACCTTGTTGTATCTAAGTCTTTGCTTCCATCGCTTAACATTGTGTTAATGATGTCAAGCATGATCACCAGTGAAATCGACAATAAACAATAATTTACATCACTCATCTAATTCCCA